CGCGGGTCGGCCATCGGCACATCGTGGCCATACAGCGCCCGGAGCAGCGCTTGGGCGTTTTCGTCGGCGGTGTAGGGGCTATCCGCTGGCGGATTGGGTTCCATCTGCTCGTTGGGCGACAACGGGTTGAGCGATAGCCCTTCCATCAGTCGGGCCATCTCGTCTTCCATGACCGCCCCAGAGAAGGTCGGATCATCCATCGCCCCAAACTCGTCCAACGGCGGCATCGTCATCGATTCTCTCTCCGGCCTACGCCAAACGCAGCGCGTACAAGATTCCAGTCCTTCAGGGTGTCATAGCGTTCCCGCATTGCACGGACCACTTCTTCCTGCGCCCACGTTTCCTGCTCGGTCATGGCCAGTGCGACCAAATCTTCCGGCAATTCCTCTAGCACACTCGCTTCTGGCGCGGATGCCGGGGCAAACTGCTGCACCGCTGCGGCCAGATGCCGGATGGCAAAGATGGCCACCCCGGCCCAGATCAGATGTGGGAGCAGGGACAGCATCACAGCGCAGCGTACCGGATCGTGACCACCGGCGCACCGCTGGTGTAGGCGCTGCATCGCGCACGAACGCCAGCAAAGCCCGTCGTCGCCTGCGACCACGCGCCAACTGCCGTCGCACTCGCCGCCGCCGTCGCGGAGTTGCTCGGAATCATGTTGAACGCGACCCAGTTCGTGCCATCAACCGTGGCTTCGAAGCTGATCGTGGCCGACAACGTGCCCGTGATCTGCACAGCGACCTGTCCGGGCGACGGAAAGCCGATAACGGTCGCGGCCTGATCGGCGGCAGACACGGTGACCTGCTGAGACTTCAGGACTGTTGCGGACATATCAGCACTCCCACGCCCGAAGGCTCTTGTTGATGCGCGAGTTCGGGTCGTTGGCCGTTTTCGCGCTGGTTAGTTTGCGCTTCATACCAGTCATCCGCTTGCAGAAGGCAATCCGGCGTTTGGCTTTTGTCGGTGAGGCCGCTGCTTCTGAGCGTTTGACTGGCGGTTTGATGTCTTTCCCTTCAGCGCGAAGCGAAGCGCGGCCTTTGTCGTTCAGGCCACCCTCCGGGTTCTTGCCTTCGGCTCGCTGCCACGCGGGAGACTTGGCCATTAGTCGTCCATGTCTTCCGACTCGTCTTCCGACTCGTCTTCGCTGTCCATCTCCTCGTCCATCTCGTCGCTTTCGTTCTTCAGCAGCGCGAGTTCGGCCTTGAGATAGCCGATCTTCTCCTCAAGCGCTGCGATCTTCTGCGACTTGGACAGGCCTTCGCCCTTGGAGGCGTCCAGTTCTTCGCGCAGCGAGGGCTTTTCTTCCATGGAAGTTTTTTCTCCCATCATGCCCTTAGGCTTGCCAATGGCAATCATGATGGCCATGCCCGGCCCCTTGCCCTTGCGCTGCATCATCGCCTTTCGTGGACGACCCACCTTGCCCGACTTGGCAAGCACCGCGTCCATCCCGCGCTTTTCCTGAGCCATCACCACCCCGCTGGCAATTGTGCCTGAAAATCTCCACATGCTCCGCCGGGGCGGCGACTTGTGGACTCGTTTGTGGATAAGTTCGGGTCATCGGGAACAAATTGCAACCCCGGTGGGGCGTCTGGGACTACCCCTTGTACGCGATCCCAGCCATACAGGGCCAGCGCAAGCGCCATTACCCCGTCATCGTGCTCGCCGGACGGCGCTTCGTACTTCACGCCGGTCGCCGTGTACGTGAACTCAAAGGCTTCTAGCTCGTTGATCAGCCACCCGTCAGGGATCTGCAGCTCGTTGCCCTGAAACGCCGCCACCAAACGCTGCATGAGGCGCAGTTTGGACGGCTGCGTGAAGATGTGTGGGGTGACATCCACCCCCATCGCCTGCAAATCGGCCACAATCGCATCGCCCACGCCGGTCGCATCGGCCACGATGGGGGTCTGGCCTGCGATGTCTCGGACCTTTTGCTTGGTCACCGCCCACGGCGCTTGCCACCGCTCCAAGAACACTACCCTTCGGTAGGCATCCAGACCACAGACGACGGTGAAGTCGAGGCTCCGGGCGAGATCGACGCCATATACCACCGCTGGACCATGTTTGGCGGCAGGCTCGTGTCCGTCAACGGCCCGACGAATGGCTTCAAGTCCAAACGGGTTGGCCCCGTCGTCGGTGGGGATGCCTTCGAACTCCTGCGCAAAGACCTCCGGTGGCAGCTCACGGCGAGCTGCCTCGACCTCTTCCGGCGGGATGTACGGATTGTCCAGCGTTTTGGCACGGAAGCTCGCCCAGTCTGGGTCATGTGGGTCATTTCCTCGGTTGAACAGCACCATAAACCCATGCCGCCGCCCTCGCGGCGTCCCTAGAAACAACCCATGTCCACTTAAATCAACTAAAGTCGGGCGGATAGCCCGTTGCCAAATCATCAACAGGTCCGGGACAATCCCGGCCTCGTCAATGACGGCTAGCTTGTATTTGCGCCCAAGGCCCGGATCTGGGGTATCCAACGTCCACATTTCGATGACGCCGCCGGTGACCAGTTCAATCCGGCGTTCTTGGTCGTTGGATCGGGCGATGATCGGCTGGAGGCGCTGCAGGAGTTCGCGCCAGACTTCCAAGACGTACTTGTACGTGGGCGCAAACCAGCCTACGGGGTGGCCAGCGATGGCCACATCGCAGGCTTCCCGGATGCCAAGCGCCGTCTTGCCAAACCGGCGTCCGCACATCACGACTTTAAATCGGGCGGGGTTTTCCACAATCCGTTGCTGCCCGACATGGCGCTTGTGCAAGCGCACTTCAACTTGGGTATCCCCTTTCTGCCGCTTCCGTGGTGCTGGCATCAGCCGAAGCGCTCCCGCATCCGGGCGCTGGCAATCGCGTCACAGACGGCCTCGACCAGCTCGTCGTTCATCCCGTTGGACAGTCCGGCGTCATCCAGCGCCACATGACAGAGTTCGTGGAACAGGACGCGCCACTGGTGCCGTTTCATCGCCGTTTTGTCGAGCGTGATGGTGCGGGTCGCATCGTCCCATATCCCCCAGCACTCGTCCCCATCGGGATGCTTGATCTTAGGAGAGAACACGACCGTCACTTCCCCAGCCGGGGCCATGATCGTCTTGGGAATCGCCGGGAAACTGACCGTGCGTTTGGTGGGCATATCACACCGGCTGGGCGATGATGGTGGTGCCAAGCGCCGCAACCACGGCGCGATCCTTGACCACGTTAACCAACTCGACCCCGTACAGCCCCGGCTCGTCCCCGTGCGAGACGATGGCAAAGCCGTTCGTCCAGTTCGGGGCGCTGACGTAGCTGGGGTTCAAGTCGCACATACAGCCAATCTCGTAGGCCCGACGGACCTGCTCGGGGCGGACCCCGACCGCCGGGATGCGCTCCAAGCTACTGCCCATGCGGTGCGTGTGGCTGTGCATCACGCTGCTGTGCCACTTCTCGGCGTGGCCTCTGGCGCTATAGGCCGCGTGTTTGCGGACCATGTCGCCGTGCAAAACCAGCAGCTCGTCCGCGATCATGGCGTGGTCTTGGAGCCGGATCGGGCACCAGTCTGGGTAGAACCATGTCTGGTACTCCAGCAACTGCTCGGCCTTCGGGTGCCCGTAGAGCACCGGGACGCGGTCGCTCAGGTACCGATGCCAGCGGGACGCGGTCCCGTTGCCGCTGTGGTTGGCCTCCGTCTCCACGAACTCCATCCCCCATGCGCGACCCAGACTATGCGCCATGTGGAGGAACTTGTGGAACTCGGTGACTTCGTGGCGCAGATCCCAGACATGGCGCTGGTCCTTGGGGTACCGACTCACCGCCAGCAGGTCCACGGTATCGCCGTTCAGGATCAGGCGCTTGGGGCGCAACTGGCTGATGACTTCTAAGAGAATCCCAAGGCTGGCGTTACTTTGGGCCGGAAAATGGAAGTCTCCGGCGACCAGCGTGTAGTTTCCCGGCTCCACGATCCGCTTCGGCTTCTCTGGCGCAGGCAACGCCACGGGCCTAAGCTGCTCTAGCCACTCCGGAATCTGGTCGCTGGTGACCCGTCCGGACCCCTCGAAGATCGCCCGATCCAGCGCTGGCAAGTCTTTTCGGGCGTTGCGCTTCGTGCCGATATCCAGCGCATGCTGCTTGTTGTGGATCGACGCCACGCTGCGCTGCATCCGTGCCGCAATCTGCGCGATCTTCAGCCCCGCGTCCGTCAGCTCGCGGAGCGTCTGTTCGTCGTCAGGGGTCCACGGTTTCGGCACAACGCTCCGGGTTATATAGCGGGGGTGGGAATCGAACCCACGACCTGCGGAGTATGAGACCGCCGAGCTACCACTGCTCCACCCCGCGCCAAGGACTCCGAGAGGACACGTACTCGTGTGATCTGCGTTTCTGTTTCACGGTTTCGTTTCACGGATTCCGCTACAGTTTGCGCTAGGTGTCCCCCCTCTCTCCTCTCTCCCCCCAAACCTCGGCGCACTGGAAAAGCCTGTCAAGCCCCTGTGCGCCAATCTTCATGAAATCTTAATGCAATCTTAATCTTCTCCTGCGCTAACCAGCTTCAACGGCGCATCCACCGCGATCCGCATCAGCGCTCCGCTGGCCAGATCCTTCTGCGCGTTGGTCAAGGCTCCTGCGCTCCGGACGGGGACTTCGTCCTCCACGATCTTCACCTGCAGGGTCTGCGCTCCCTGATGCTCCACGGTCTGGCGCTCCCCATACTCCGCCGGGTTCGCCTTGGACGCCGCCCACTTCAGCGTATCAATCAGCAGCCGATCTGCTGCGCTAGAGTGATTCGTACTCTCCCGCGCAATCTTGATCGCCTCCTCCGCCAGCGCCTGCGCCAGTAAGCGCTTGGCCTGCTCGTAGCGCTCCGTCCATTCCGGCTCCCGCCGGAACCACTGACGGACTGCGCCAGCGCTGACCTTCAGGCCCAGACTGGCCACCGCATCGGCTACGGTCTGCCCCTCCGCCATCCGCGCCAAGACCTGCTCCATCGTCGCGTACTGCGCGTCCTTCGCTGCTGCGGCCATCTGTTCTCCCGTTGACATGTACCAGTATCCTGTGATGCGCTGCCCCCATGATAGCACGCGCTGACTGCCGTTGACAAGTACCCAGCTGGCTCTGGCCGTGTGGGGGTGGTACCGCGTGTGCGCGTGCGCTCGGCGGGGGATACCCCCCCCCGGCGGTCCTCGCACGGCGCACGTTCTCTTCGCTGCACAGTGCGCGACCGAGCGCGACCGAGAGCGCCGAGAGCGGCGGCAGAGTGAGCGCGTGCGCTGTCAGCGTCTGTTCGCCATAGAGTGGAACGCGCATGCGCAGGGACAACATGCACCACGCTGCAGCGCCTCCCCTCTACACGCCATCACGCATGCACGATCCGGTCCCATGCGCACCATGGCCACGCCTGCCCTTGGCACAGCCTTGGCAGCTAAGTGGTTAATTTTCAAGCACTTAACACGAGGGGTTGACAGCTGCCAAAGGCCGACAGTAAGTTTCCGGTGTCAGCAACAGGAAGTCGCCGCACCGCTGTCGGGAGACACCGGATTGCAGAGAGCGAGGGTTGATAACTGACTCTGGCCCTACCAATGGGCCGCAAGATATTTGACAATCGACAGACACTCCGGACGTAGACTGGCGCCCCATTGCGAGGGAGAACGTCAGCCGTCCGCCCTGCATGCCTAGCGAGCATGGCAGGAGGCCGAAACCTCGGCGCTCTCTCTGTCCCGACTGGACATTGCAGCAGAGCGCCATGGTCCAGACGTAGTGCGTCTGCTGACGAGGCTCAGTGTGCCCTCTCTCTCACCATTCCCGCCAAGGAGTCCGTATGCCCACGTTCGAACTGCTCACCGAAGCTGCCGCCAGCCCGAAGCTCGCCCACGAATTGGGCCTGACGCTAGAGCACGACAGCGCCGTGCTGTATCTCTCTCCGGAGCGCTCTGCAGGACGTGGCAACGTCTGCAGCGCTGCGACGGCAGAGTGTATCTCTGGCTGCCTTGGGCCGCACTCTGGCCGCGCAGCGATCATCAAGGCTGGCGAAGTCACCAATGCCATCCTGCAGGCTCGCCATCGCAGGACGCAGCTGTTTTTTGACGACACTGACGCATTCTTGGCAAAGCTTACCCGTGACACTGGCAAGCATCACGCATGGTGCTCAGAGCGTGGCCGTAAGGCTGCGCAGCGACTCAATGGCGCAAGCGATGTCCCGTGGGAGCGCGTTTGCCCCGAACTCTTCGCAGAGTTCTCAGAGGTGCAATTTTACGATTACACCAAGATCCCCCCTCGGAAGCGCAGCAATCTGCCGTCGAATTACTCTCTGACGCAGAGTTTCTCTGGCCACAATTTTGACGATTGCTTCGAAGCGCTCGCCATGGGGCGCAATGTGGCCGCCGTGGTTCGGGTGAAGCCGTCAGAGGCGATGCCAGAGTTCGTCGGTGACATCGCCCCGAAGCACCCGTTCGCCTCTCTCCCGATGATCGACGGTGACATTCACGACCAGCGCTTTCTTGACCCGAAGAACGTCGTCGTCGGGCTGCGTGCCAAGGGCAAGCTGCGCAAGATCTTCAACACTGCATTCGTGATCGACTGATTTTCCCTCTGCAGTCCCTCTGGGGAGCGGTACTCTGCCGCTCCCTCTCTCACTCCCTCTGGAGACTTTCCATGTCCACGACCTTCCCCTGCCTCTACGAAATCACATGCTACGAGGTCCATCACTGCAAGCGCACCAATTTCTTCGTCGTCGTCAACACACTTGACATGACCGAAGGCCTTTTCGACACGCTGGCCGAAGCGCTTGAATACGCCGACAACGGCGAGCTGTCGCCGGAAGCTCAACGCATCCTCAAGGCCTACGAAGTCTGATTCCCCTCTGGGGCGCATCACTTCCGGTGCGCCCCTCTTCCCTCCCTCTGGAGACTCCCGCCATGTTTTTCGTTGCCATTGCCTCTGCCATCCGTCCTAGCATCGCCCTGCATGCGGTGGGCTGCCACATGACTCACCACTCCCTCACTCGCCAGTGCGTGATGTGGGACGTTTCCGCTCCCACCACCGCCGAAGCGCTCGCCATGGTCAGACGCGACGAGGAACCCGACGAACGCGGCCTCACTCTCGCGGCTTGCCCCTGCTGCTACGAGGTGGAGAACGACGAGACGCTGTGCCCCTGCTGCCTTGGGAGGGAAGACTGATACACACCATCCTGCTCGCTAACTCTCTCACACTTTCTCTGGAGACTCCCGCCGTGAACGCCTTCACCCATCCGCACCTTGCCATGCAGGTGCCGCACCTCTACGACACACCGACACTTCTCGCTATCTACGCAGAGTGCGCCCCGTGGTGCGAGACAGCCACGCTCAAGGCCATGCAGGACGAAATTGCTCGACGCGGCGTAGCGATTCCCACCCTCAACTTCTGACACTGCCATGCACACCGTCCTGCTCTCTCGCTCGTACCCTCTCTCTGCCACCAGCAGCGCTCGTGTGGACCTGCTGCAGGACACCGACACGCTGCACAGAGTGTGGGAAGTCACCGTGATCGTGCGAACGTCCAAGGGTGTGACCCTTGGCAGCGTCACACGCCGCAAGACGCGCAGCGAAGCGATGCGCACGGTTCGTCGTCTGCTTGCCACCTCGTAACTCGCTGCACTGCACCACGCTTGCACTGTCGCTGACAGTGCGCTACTCTTCCCGCTGGTCTCGCACTGACGCGAGGCCAGCACTACACCCCGCCATAGGAGATTCACCCATGCCGTTCATCCCGACTCCCCTCTCGAACACCTCGACGCTCTCCGCTGGGCGCTACACTCGCACCGACAGCAAGGCGCTGAAGGTCGTTCTCGCTTCGCAGAGCGATACCCGCAAAGCGTTCGACGCCTCCCCGTATCGGGGGGACAAGGCCAGCGTGTTCTGCCTCAACCCATCGCCCAATGGCACCACGATTCCCAAGTCATGCGGTGCCATCGTCGTCGATGTGACTGGGGCGAAGCTGCTCTCTGTGCTGTTCGTCTGGCGCGATGCGGCTGGCGCCGTTGTCGCTGGACTGGCACACGATGTCCCCGTCCAGCACTTCGTCACGCAGCGAGGCGCTCCCCGTCTGCCGGGCGAGCCGATGCCGGGCAGCACCGGCACCGGCGGCGTCCAGCATGCGCCTGCCAAAACTCCTGCCAAGCCTGCCACTTCGCAGGGTCCCACGGTTACCCGCTCTGCAGGGCAGAGCAGCGACGGCGTGGCTGATGCCCTCGAGACGCTGCGCCAAGCGCTGCAGCCCAAGGCCACGGTGGACGAGGATGCAGTGCGTGCCATCGTCGAGGAGATGCTGCGCTCTCCTGCTGCAGCGAAGGGACGTGCTCGCCTCGCCGTAGCGCAGGCCAGCAGTACCAACCCAATCACCGCTGCCCTGCAGCAGCGCTACGTGGCAGGGCAGGAGGCTGCAGCTAACGCGCTGCTGGTCGCACCGCCCTCGCTGGGCAAGACGTTCGCGGTGCGGGAGTTCGGCAAGCTGTACGACGTGTATCTGGAGCACGGCTGCACCGACGACCTCGACGAGGTGGCCACGCTGCTGGGTGGCCCTGTGCCAGACGGCAACGGCGGCTTCCTCGTGATCGACGGGGTGCTGACGCAGGCGGTACGCGCTGCCTCGCAGGGGCAGACGGTGCTGCTTCTCCTCGACGAGGTGCTGCGCATGGGTGATCGTCCGCAGGAGTGGCTGCTCTCGTTCCTCACTGGCGTGAAGACTCCGACTGGCCGTGTGTACCGACTGCGCACTCGCAAGGCCGACAACGGTGTGCTGGAGGTGATCGAATGCCCCACTGCCAACCTGCACATCGTCGCAGCGGCCAACCT